ATTCAAGCTGCGGTAGTCCAGCAAGAGCATGATAAAAAGCTAGGCAAACCGGTACAGAAAGATGCTACTGCCGAGGCACTTGATGCAATGTTCGCCAGCAGGCAACTGTTCAAAATGGAAGTCGAGTTACGTGAAGCATTGATTTACGGCTCTGGTAACGAGTCTGGCTTGTACGAAGAGATGTGCCAGCGTCGGGATGCCATCATTCAAGAACGGCGGGACGCGATAGAGGAAGAGGCTAGGCTAGAGCGTATGCGCCTGCGGGCGATTGAGCGCAAGAAAGAGCAGCGTATCCAGAATATCCAAGAGTGGTTAGCCGTGGTGTTCGGCGTGTCGATCAGTAGCTTTATTATGTACGCTGTGTGGTGGATGTTTAAAAACGGGGGTAAAGACTGATGATGACCTTACTGACAACTTTGATCTCGTTTTTAAGCGGCGGTCTACCCAAGTTACTAGACTTCTTCCAAGACAAGCAGGACAAGAAGCACGAACTGGCAATGGCTCAGATTCAGGTGCAAGCGCAGATGGAGATGCAGAAGGCTGGCTTCCAAGCGCAGGAACATATCGAGGAAATCCGTACTGATCAGATTAGTATTCAGACCCAAGCGGCTGAACGGCAGTCTCTCTACGCCCACGACATTGAGATCGGTAAAGGCGCGTCCCAGTGGGTGATTAATGCTCGTGCGATGGTGCGGCCTACTATTACGTATGGCCTGTTCTTCCTGCTCGTAGCTGTCGATATTGCTGGTGTCTGGTACGCATGGACGATGAATGCTTCTTTCCACGACATGATGGACTTAGTTTGGGACGACGATACGCAGACCATTTGGGCGTCTGTAATTTCGTTCTGGTTCGGGACACAAGCCTTCGCTAAAAAATGAACTTCACCGCCCTGCACGAGCTTAAGTACCACGAGGGGGTAAGGAAGAAGCCTTACTTGGACAGTGTGCTGTTGTGGACGACGGGAGTTGGGCATCTGATAGCGCCGAAAGCGCATCTGGAAATGACGTTCGTTCAGCGCAAGGAAGCTAAAGCTGCGGGCTTATTAAAGTGTCCGGCAGAGTGGGACAGGGGGCTAACGAATGCCGAAGTGGATGAGATTCTTAAAGCAGACCTTGCTCGGTTTGAACGAGGTGTTCTACGTCTGTGCCCTAGTGGGCTTACTCAAGGCAGGTACAACGCACTTGTCAGTTTTGCATTCAATGCTGGGCTAGGCCGGTTAAAGAGTTCGTCGATCCGTGCTAGGCACAACCGTGGCGATTTTGGTGGCGCTAGTGATGCTTTTCTGCTATACAGAATGGCGGGTGGTATAGTCCAGAAGGGCTTGGAAACCCGCCGTAAAGATGAACGTGCAATGTACCTAAACGGGTAAAAAATGCCATTACAAAAACTTGTGCTGAAAAGCGGGGTAAACCGCGAGAACACGCGGTACACCAACGAAGGGGGTTATTACGAGTCCGATAAAATTCGCTTTCGCCAAGGTACGCCTGAAAAGATTGGTGGTTGGCAACGGATTTCAGGTGCTACGTTCTTGGGCGTGTGCCGCTCGCTGTGGAACTGGATTACTTTGCTTGGTCGTAACTTCCTCGGGGTTGGCACTAACTTAAAGTATTACGTTGAGAATGGCGGTACTTATTACGACATTACACCGCTTCGTACCGTTGACACCACAGGCACATTAACCAACCCGTTTACGACTAATCTAACCACGCCGACTTCGGTGGAAGTAGCTAGTGCTGCACATGGTTTATACCCCGGGGACATCGTATTTTTCTCAGGCGCTTCGGCAGTAGGCGGTATTCCAGCGGCGGAATTAAATACGCGCCACGTTGTAGCTACAGTGCCTACCTCTGGCACGTTCACAATTGTGGTAACTACTGCGGCTACGTCGGCTGTAACGGGTGGCGGTACGGTTGCTTTTACGTACTTTAACTACACGCAGACGCTCACTAATCCGTTCACAACGAACCTGACTAACCCGAATTTAGTCTTAGTTACTGACGTAGCTAACGGGGTATCGGTAGGGGACTTTGTTACTTTCTCCAATGCGTCGCCCGTAGGTGGCGTTACAATCGTCGGCGAATATACGGTAACTTCCGTCGTTGACGTGGATAACTACTATATTACTTCCGCAGTCCCCGCAGTTTCTGTAGCTACAGGCGGCGGCACGGTCTATGTTCAGTATCAAATTCCAGTGGGCTCAGCAATCCAAGTGCCGACTGAAGGCTGGGGTATCGGCGAATGGGGTATGGGTACGTGGGGTATTGGTGATCCATTAAGTGCGAACATCCGCCTTTGGACTGCCTCTAACTTTGGCGAAAATCTGATCTATGCACCTCGTGGCGGCGCTCTATATTACTGGCAACCTATAGCTGACGGGCTAACTAATCGGGGTAAAGCGGTTCAGACTTTGGCCGGGGCGAGTAACGTGCCGCTGGCTGTGAATACCTTTATCGTCTCTGATGCCTCTAGGTTCGTGCTTGCATTCGGCACTAACGACATCTACAGCACGGTGTTCGATCCGATGCTTATCCGCTGGTCAGACCAAGAATCCGTAACCCAATGGACTCCAGCGATTACTAACCAAGCCGGTAGCGTGCGTCTGTCGCATGGCTCTACCATCGTGTCGGTGCTTCAGAGTCGGCAAGAAATTCTAGTTTGGACAGATTCCACGTTGTACTCGCTGCAATACTTAGGCCCTCCGTTTATCTGGAGCACACAGCTTCTCGGTGACAATGTGTCTATCGCTGGCCCTAACGCAGCGGCTCTGGCGTCTGGCGTCACCTACTGGATGGGTGTGGATAAGTTCTACATGTACGATGGTACGGTGAAGACTCTGCGTTGCGACTTGCGCCAGTTCATCTACAGCGACATCAACATCTCGCAGTTCAGCCAAGTATTTGCTAGTACGAACGAAGGCTTCAACGAGGTCTGGTTCTTCTACTGCTCCACCAATTCGTTTACGGTTGACCGCTACGTGGTGTACAACTACGCAGAAGATATTTGGTACTACGGCACGATGGCGCGTTCGGCTTGGCTGGATACAGGTTTACGGGAATACCCACTTGCTGCTACTTACGCCAACAACATTGTGAACCATGAACTAGGTGTGGATGATGGCATGTTAGAGGCCCCATTACCGATTGTGGCGACTATTACGACTTCGCAGTTCGATATTGGTGACGGACATAACTTCGCGTTTGCATGGCGCTTACTGCCTGATTTGACGTTCCGTGGGTCGAGCGGTGACACCATACCTAGCTTGACGATGCAGTTGCTGCCATTGAAGAACTCTGGTTCTGGGTATAACGACCCCAAATCGGTTGGCGGTGTAAACTTCGATGCTGCGGAAGCGGTTACAGCTACTCAAACATACCCCGTAGATTTAGACACATACAACGGGCAGATTTATATTCGTGTTCGAGGGCGGCAGATGGCGATGCGTATTTCATCCAACCAGCTAGGAACGCAGTGGCAGATGGGCTCTCCGCGAATCGACCTTAGACCAGACGGTAGAAGATGAGCACTCAGATCGTTACAACTGAAGTATTTGACCTCACTAGGACAAGAGCCCCTGCGCTACCCTACGCTCCATTGGCGTACAACAGGGAGTATCACGATCAGTTAAACAGCATTCTGCGGTTGTATTTTAATCAGCTAGATAACTTAGTAGGTCAGCTTATGGCTAGTTCTTCCTCTCTGCCGATTACGTTCCCCATCAATTCGCTAGATGCGTTTGGGCGCTTAGTTACGGTTTCACCCTACACCCTGTTCGATAGCCAGAACCGGTACAGCGCAGATAATCAGTTTTCTACAAGCACAGCATCGGGTGGCTCTACTACGTATCTACCCAACGAATCGTCCGTGCAGATGGATGTCACAGCAGCTAGTGGGTCAGAAGTCGTACGGCAGACGTTTCGTAACTTCCCGTACCAGCCGGGTAAAGGCTTGTCGTTCTTTGCTACGTTCGTAATGGGCAGTCCTAAAACGGGACTACGCCAACGGGTTGGGTATTTTAATACACAGAATGGCGTGTTTTTACAGCAAAATGATTTTACGGCGTCTTTTGTTTTACGGTCTAATTCACTGCCTACCCCCGGCACACCCAGCGATATTCGCACAGTAAACCAAGCCGATTGGAACGTAGACCCGATGAACGGTACTGGCCCGAGTGGCCGTATACTTGACCTGACTAAAAGCCAGATTTTATACATGGACTTCGAGTGGTTGGGTGTGGGTGATGTGCGATGCGGGTTTGTAGTGGACGGGGAAGTTCAGATTTGCCACATCTTCCACAACGACAATACCCAGACCGCTGTGTATATGACCACGGCTATTCTGCCAGTTCGGTACGAAATTACCAATACGGCGGCTACTGCGTCTACGTCGGCAATGAAACAGATTTGCTCTTCTGTAATTAGTATGGGGGGGTACAGTCAAACCTCCATTGACCACGTAGCAAGGCGCACTACGATATTTACTACGATTGGTACTGCGGCTACGTTCTACCCTATCGTGTCTATCCGCCTAGCGTCTACTTCTTTAGGAGCGGTAGTACTTCCAAATCGCGTACAGTTCTTACCTACAACTTCGCAAAACTATGAAGTTGCGCTGCTAAAGAACGCTACGCTTACAGGCGCTACATGGGCTGCGACTGTGCCATCCGACGCTAACGTAGAATATGATGTTGCTGCCACTGCCATTTCTGCTGTGGGAACTATCGTGCAGACTGACTATGTAACTTCATCGGGTAGTGGCGGAGTAGGAAATACTTCTGAGGCAACTGGATATAACTGGGACTTACAGCTTGGCGTTTCTTTGGCCGGAGTCAGCGATACATATACACTGGCTGTCCGTACTGTATCTGGGGCGACTACGGGCGACGGTGTTGGCTCTCTGTCTTTCTACGACTTAACACAATAAAGGTCTAATATGGACAAGATTGATCCAAATTACATTGAGTTCGCCGAAGTGGATGGTATGTGGGTTCGCGCGTATACTTTGGCAAAAGAACATCAGGTTGCCGTTCAGCACGTGCATGAGCACGACCATATTACTTTGCTTGCTAGTGGTAAAGCTGCATTTTGGCAGGATGGTGTGCTGGTTAATTCTTACGTAGCGCCCGCTGTTATTACGGTGCCAGCTGGTAAGAAACACGCGTTTGTAGCGCTGTCCGACAATGTCGTGTTCTGCTGCTTACATAATCTACGGGGCACTGATGAGACAGTACCTAAAATTCTTGATGAGGTGATCTGATGGCTATTGCCGCAATTATCGCTGCCGCTGAAGCTGAAGCCGCCGCTGCCGCCGCCGCCGCTGCCACTGCCACTGCTGCTCAAACCGCTGCCGCTACCGCCGCCGCTCAAACTGCTGCTACTACCGCTACCGCTGGTGCTGGAGGGTTGGGCGCAGGGGCTGGCGGTTTAGGCTCTATGACAGGCACAGGCGCTGGGCTAACTACTACTATGGCCCCCGAAGCTCTTGCTTTACAGGCTACAACTGCTCCCGCTAGTATGTCAGGCATTATGGGTGGACAAGGCGCGATGGCTCCTGTCGAGGGGATTATGCAAGGCGCTACTCCTGTTGCTGAAAGTGCTGGAATTACACAAGCTCCTTCTAACCTTGCGGGACAAGGACAAGTTTTGGATACGTTCACTCAAGCTGCGGCTGATCCTAGTTTAATGCCACAAGTCGGCTCGGAGCTTGCGGGTCCTGCGCAGTACACACCGGGTTCACCGTCTTCTCCTCCTAAAGTAGACTTTACTAATTACCCAAAACCAAATCAGATTCAAGGTAACACGGGCGCGTCAGCGTATTCAACGGACGCGGGTAGTTTGCAGAATATGAACGAAATGGAAAGAAAAGCGTTACAGGGCGGGTATAACCGACTTGAGGCTATTCCCCAAGCTCCCGAAGCTGGTGCTGGTGGTATGAAAATGGGCTTGGAAAAAGGCTTTGAGACGGCGTTGTCGTTCGCTAAAGAAAACCCAATGACGACTATCTCTGGCCTGCAACTGTTAGACCGTGCGTTTGCTCCGGGGCAACCGAAGAGGCGCGCGTTTAATCCCGGACTATCACTGTCGCCTAACTTCAAACCAACTCTTGCGCCTTCCGCGCCGGGTGGTGTGTATAGCCGTATGGCTGAAGGTGGTATTGCAAGTAGCGCAATGCAGCCAAGCTATGAACCTAATGTATCTCGCTTTGCTCAAGGTGGTATTGCGCGGTACGCGGCGGGTGGGCCTACTCGTGGTGAAATAGAGGCGCAGTTAACAAGTCAATTAGGTCGTCCACCAACTGCAAAGGAAATGAGTACGGGTGTTGCTGCAAGTAAATTAACTGTAGCACCTTCAACGGCACCTGCGGCTACGGTTAATGTTCCTAAAGCGGCGGCTCCTGTGGCTACTGTGTCCCCCGTTGCGGCGGCTGCGGCTAAACAAGTCGCTGCTAGTAACCCTTTAATGGCGGCTCAAACTAATCCGTTAATGGCGGCGCAAGCTGATACGGCCCCGTCTGGGTTTAACTCCATGAACTACATTAGCGCCGCAGGTACGCCAATTCCTTGGTATCAGCAAACCGCCAACGTAGCTTTACCTGATGCTAAGAAAGCGGCAACGATTGCGGGTGTAACTCCGGGGGTAGCGGTAAAGTCGCAAGCTGAGATCGACGCTGCGAAGCCGAAAACCTTTGACCCGATGAACACGCCGTTTAGCGCTATGAATTACACCGATTCTTCAGGCGCAGCGATTCCTTGGTACATGCAGCCTTCCGTCGCGAATACACCGGACGCTAAAAAAGCCGCAGTAATTGCGGGTGTAACTCCGGGAACTAGCACACCCTCCGTTGCGGAGACCGAGTTTGACCAAGGTATTACGACTACTACGAAGCCTACGACCACTACACCGGCTACAAAGTTAACAGCAGAAGAGTTGGCGGCTACAGGGTTAGCAACTCCTAAAACAACTTCTACGGGCACTCCATCATCCCGCGAAGATGCAATGGAAGCCATGCGCAGGAGCGTGTATGTACCTGAATATGTGGACTACACAAGAACACCGCTTACTCCGGGGATTGGTACTCCTACTACGCTGTCATACGACGCTATCCAATCGCAGTTGGGGCACGCTCCCACCCTGAAAGAAATAGGCACTGCTAGCGCTGCGTTCGAAGCCAACAAACCAACAACTGCGGCTCAATATACAGCGATGGCTGCAAAAGGTGAGGAAAGTAAACCTATGG